CAAGCAGCACCTTTACGTAAATCTCTTAAGATTTCACGGTCAATTTCTGCCGCCACTTGCTCAGATAATAAAGCTGTTAATTCAGCTTCAGCATCGATGTTGTGGAATGCAGCAACGTCTTGTGCCATTTCAGGAGACCATTGTGCTCTTAATTTTCTTTCTGTTACAGAAACAGTAACTGACATAAGGTCAAAAGAAACCTCACCAATTTTATCTTCAAACTCTAAGTTTTTGTAGATTTTATAAGATGCGGTGAATGCAGCATCATTAGCAGTTGAAGATGAGAATGTTGAACCTGTGTAACCGTCCATTGAACCACCACAAGTAATACAAACTGGTACTTGTAAGTCAACCTCTAAGTAGATTTTACCTTGAGCATCACATACGTTGTCATATTGACCACCTCCTGTTTTACTATCAGGGAATACTAATGTAGAGTTATTATTTCCGTATTCAACAATACCTTTACCATATTTTTGAGTTACAACTCTAAATAAATAAGGGTTATTTACGTTAGCCGCAGTTGTTGGGTTACCAGCAGCGCCTTTAATAGTTAAATCAGCTAAGAAAGATTCGTTATCCATTGGTTGACCGTCAGGACCGATTAATTTACCTGCTCCATCAGATGCGAAACCTGACATAACGATTAATACTTTTCTGTAATCAGATGTTCCATATCCTGAAACAACTAATTGGTCTCCAGCCCACGCAACAGTTGCAACAGACGCAGTAATAGCGGAAAATTGTCCTTTTGAATAGTCATATAAACCTGGTGGGTCTAAAGCTGGTTCATTACCTTCATAGAATCTGTCATAAAGGTCTTTTGTATTATTGTAGTCATATCCACTGTTTGGTGTTTGACCTTCAGTTGCATTTGGTGCTCCGTAAGGTGCGTAGTGAGCTCCCGGAGTTTCGTATGCTTGAATGTTTGGTACGAAGTAGAATAATTTACCAATTGGTAAGTTCATTGCTTGTACTGAAACGATGTCGTTAGATAATAATTTAGAGAATACTCTTCTAACGATTGGGAAAACCACTGTTTCAAATGCACCTGTATCAGATGTAGATGATGCTTCGTTAATTAAATACGATGCTTGGTTTTCATATAATTGTGCAACGTTTTCTCTCATGTGACCTTTAAGACCCTCTAAGAATCCTAATTTATCCCATTTGTTGATTGTGTCTTCTTTGATAACTTTAAGGTGTTTTAACCCGATGTTACCAACTAATCCTGATTCTAATAATGCTCCCATTTTAAAATATTTTGTTTTTGATTTTTATTTATTTATTTTGATTACCCTAATTTACTCATTAAATCTTTCATTCTAAGGAATTGAGGATTTTCATAAGTTTTTGATTCAAGTAGAGTAGTCGATGAACCTGTAGATACTGTTTTTTGAATTTTGTTTCCTACTGATTCACTAATTGATTTTTTAATTTCTGGTTTAGATAATTCACCTTTAATTGACTGATAAAGATTTTTAGATTCTTTTAAAGTTTCAACATCGTCAAATCTTCTTAAGATATTAATTTTCTCTTTTTTAGTAGTCGAATGTTCAGTGAACAATCTTGTTGCGTAAGCTAAGTTTGAATTAAATATTGCAACTTCATTAAGTTTTTCTCTGAAAACATTTAACGCTTTTCTATACTCTTCATTTTTCTCTCTTAACAACGAAACTTCTTCAGTAGATTCTTTATAAACTTTATTACGATTTGGTGTAATACCTTTTCTTAATCCTCTACCTTCTTTGGAACCCATTCCATAAGTGTGGGCAGCTTCTTTAGTTTCCTCTTTTTCAAAAGCTTTTCTTTTTAAAGTGTCACCTTGTTTAGTAGTGTAATCTTTATCACCTTTAAAGGTTTTAGATTTATCACCCTTATTCATTCCGTAATCACCTTCTTTTGTTTCTACCTTAACAACTTTGGATTTTCCCCCCATATTTGCCCCTGCTTTGTATTCGAATTTAGGTTTACCTGTCCCTACTGATTTAGGCCCTTGTTTTCTTTTTTCATTGAATCCTCCAGCCACTTTTTTAATTTCAGTTTTACCTGGTCCATTTCCAATTCCAACACCTTTAGGTTTGATTGTTGATTTCGCTTCTCTCACAGCTCTTCTTGAATTGTAAGACTCTTCTAAATCCTCTTCTTCGTCGTCCATCATGTCATCTTCAAATTCGATTTCAAACATAATTTCTTCATCATCTTGGTCTAAATCGATGTCATTCGTACTACCACCCGCAAAAATCGCATCAAGTACGTCATCTGTAGTTTGGTCATCCATTTCACCTAATTCATCAAATTCCATGTCGTCCTCTTCGTCTAACATTTCCTCTTCTTCTTCAGATTCCCCAAGTTTAACAAGATACTCAGAGTCATTATCGTTATCAGTTAAATGAATGTCATTACCGTCTTTTTGAACTATAATACCATCTTTTTCACCCATAGCTTTAAACACTTTAAGAATTTCTTCGTCAGAAGCTCCTGTTAAGTCAATTGGACTTTCATCAGAATCCATGTCCATGTCAAAATCCATGTCCATATCATCTTCATCTTCGTCTTCATTATCAATGTCCATATCTAAGTCGATGTCTTCTTCATCAGAATCCATATCGTCTTCCACATCCATATCTAATTCAATCCCGTCTTCTTCTTGTTCAGAAAGAGATTCTTTTACTAGCTGATTGATTTCTTCCTTCATAGTTGAAGCAAGTATTCCTTTTGCGTTTTCGGCTATAGCTTCTTCAACTTGTCTCATTTGAATAAGTGCCTCCTGTACTAATTTATTATTTTCTTGCATGAAAAATTATTGTTATTTTCATTATAAATATTACCAAAAACAAAAAAAGTTTATTTTATCTAACTAATAGACAAAATAAACTTTAATTTAGTGCAAAAAAAAGTAGTCGAATACGACTACTTTTTGTTTATTGATGATTAAATCAGTTATTGAATAACCTCATCAATTTTACTTTCAGAGACTGCGGTTATTCTCCACTCGTGTGTGAACCCCTCATATTTTTTTGTAACCTTGGCCTCAACATCTGTTACTGAATACCCTTCTACAAGTTTTTCTTCTCTGATTTTTCTAATTTTACCTGTATTCTCATCAGGTAAGTCGTACTGAATTTTTGCTACGAAATACTTTTCTTCCATGTGTTTTTTATTTTCCTAAAAAGTCGTTTAATTTTTTCATTAAATCAACTGACTTCTCAACATAATCGTCTTTTTGTTTATGTTTTTTTTCTTCGTCTAAATTTTCCTCATATTTTTCTCTATCATCCGCATTTGAAAATAAATAAGCTCCCGGTGTGGACGGTGACGATACTAAGTCAAAACAGATTAATTCAAAATCTTCCTGAACTTCATTTCTTTCTCCAACTTTTTTTAACGACCCAACCCCTCTTGATGATATACCTAAGGTTACTCCTTGTCTCATTAAGTTCGCTGCTATATCCCCTTTTGTGGATACAACTCCTGATTCGTGAAAACCCGGAGAAGTTAATAATTTTAGTTTTCCCATTAAAATATTTCGGTCCCACCATATTTCAGTGATAATATGGGATACTCGGTCTAAATCGATTAAAGATGACTCAGGGTGGTTTAATTCGGATGTTGATAAACCTTTGTTAATTGTTTTTTGATAATTGTCCGCTTCTCTTCTTAATATCTTTTCAGGGTATGAACGACCATTTCTATTTGGTGTATCGTATTTTTGTAAAACAGCATAAAATTCAAATGGGTTTCTATAATCCATGTCTTTAGCTTCTTGTAAAACTTTTTCATTATGTTTGTCTTTAGGAGACACCCAACCGGCATCCGCTTCAACTAATATACCATGTCCTACTTCAGTCGCTTCTAATATTCTTAATTGTTTCATTAATTCTTTTTAAGATAAATATATCGATTATGGTACTTTACAAGGATTCCTCTTTTTTTGTAGTAGAAAATTCAAAATATTTATTGGTGGTAATATTATTATTAAAGATTGATTGGACAATATTTTTTACAGAATTTTTAATTTCTACGGATTTGAAATCAAATTCATTTGTGGTATATAAATTTATTTCTAAATTAAAAAATGATTTTTTTCCATGAGAAATGCCACTTGTCCTTAAGTCTAAATCAACAATACTTTTATCTTGGAAGATATTGGTATCAATTGATTTATAGACGGAATGTTTTATTTCTCTACTTAAATTAGAAACTATCCGATTCCAATTGTCATATTCATCTTTGGGGTTTACCCATGATTGAATGTTTATGTATATTGATTTTAAATTTTTCGAATCTACTGTTCCGTAAACCGATTTAATTGGAGCGTATAAGTTTAATTTTACACTTTTTCCTTTTTTCATTAATGTTTTTCATTATAAATGTTTATTGATTATAGTGAAAATATAAGTTAAATTATAATTGATGTCAAAAAAAAAGTGTTTCTACTAATTGAATAGTAAAAACACTTATCTTTTTTGATAAAATATGTTAAATTAAATAGATTCTTCTAAACTTTTAAGTTTTAAAAAATTCATTTGGTCGAACTTTTCATCCCCCAATCTATCAATTGTTTCGGAGATTTTTGTTTTTATTTCAAACTCTTGTTCCTTTTCTAAAATCACTTTTAATTTACTAATAGTGGTTTCACGTAAAACTTCAAATTTGGTTTCAAGTGATTTAGTATCTTCGGATATTAGTTGGAAAAATTCTTTTTTTGTTGTTTCATCTAAATTATCAATATATCCTCTTAATGTTTGGTTAGCAATACTAACCATTGATTTAATTGGTATATTAATTGACCCTTTAACTACTTTTTTATTTTCTTTTAAAACATTAATTATTTGTTTCTTAACTGTTAATCTTTCGATTAAGTCCAACTTATTGGAATAAACTAAAGTATCTAAATCCTCGTAATTATTTTTAACGGATTCAATTAATGATTTAGGTAATTTTATTGTCGGTAAAATTTTATGTAACAGATTAATACCTTCTTCTAAGAATTCTTTAGCATCCTGTTCAGATAAACCTTGAGGAGTACTTAATTGGTCATATAAAGCATAGGCTTTCGACATAGATTTATTGTTCAATACATTATGTTTGAACTCTCTTAGAGATTTTTTAAAATCTTTCTCGTCATTATATGACTCAAGTAGATTTTTTTCGATTATGGATTTTAGGTTTCCGAAGGTCATTATATGTAATTTTATTAAATAAATATTAGGAATTTAGTAACTTATCCAATTCTTTTGAAATTTCTCCTAAAGATTCTTGTCCATGACCTAAATTAATCATTTGAGCCCCTTCTATTAAGTTATTCTCAACCAACATATTTAAGTTATTAATTCGAGATTCCGGGGTTATTTCCGCTTCTCCTCCGACTGGTGGAGGTGGAACTGTTTCTTCCCCTGCCGGTGGTAATTCTTCGCCGCCTAAATCGGAGGTTTCAAATTCTCCCCCGCCAAATGATGGAGGTGGTTCAGATGTTTCAGTTGAAGCTGTTTGGGTTCCTCCTGAGGTACTACCATAAAGTTTATCGATATTATCAAATAAACCTGTTTTAGTGATAACCGTAGCAGTTGCCTTAAGCTCTTCCCCTACCGCTCTTTCAATTCTTTGTTGTTGTAAATCCAAACGAACTTCTTCATCTGACCATCCAAAAATATGTTTCTTAGCCCATGTTGCTGAAGTCGCTTGAATACCATTTCCTGGGTCCGCAACTAAATCTTTGTATAATAAAACTTTTTCTTTCCAAACGTCAATTTTTAATAAATCTGCTTGGGTTGATGGATTACTTAATCCTAATGTGAAATTATCCAATTCGTCTTCAAATCCTAATAAAAATAAATGGACGATTGCAATTTTATTTAATTCTGCAACCATACTTTTTTGAATTCTATTAATTGTTCTAGCAAAACGAATATCTTGTAAAGATAAATTTTTACCATCTCCTACAACTTCTTCAAAACCTAAAAATGCTTTAGGTACACGAAGAGCTGTTAATAGTTTCTTTTGGATATATTCAATATCGGCAATTTCTGAAAGGTTGGTCGCCCCTGGTAATGTAGTAATCGGGTCAGGTGCTGAAGGGTCTCTAACTGGGATGAAATAATCTTGGTCTACCGCCATTTGGTTAAACCTCATGTCAACATTACCTGTTTTATTATCTACAACCTGTTCTCTTTTAAATTTATTTGCAACTCTTTGTACGTATGCCTCGACATCGTCATCGTTCATATTACCAACAAATACTTTAAACATTCTTCTTTCAGGTGCTCTTGATGTACGATAAATTAACATCGCATCTTCTGATAGTAATAATTGTTTCCAAATTCTTCTTGCTTTCTCTAACATAGAAGTACCATAAGGAAGTTTTCTGTCGTCACCTAATAATCTAAAATGACCAATTTCCCATGTTTGGAATTCCATGTTTTTAATCTTCCAAGTAAAATGAAGAGATTTTTTGTCTTTATCTAATTCTTTAGTTATGTCAGTCGATATTTTTGCACTTACCCCTACTTCATGTCTTTCAATCTCGATTGTTGGTAATTGTTGAACACCTACAATTCCTTTTTCAGGGTCTAATTTTAAAAAAATAAAGTTATCACCATACTTGCAAGTGTTTCTTGTCCACATTGGTAGGTTAGTGTTAATGTCAAGTGAGTTATTAAACAAGTCGGCTAATACCCCTTTTATTCTGTTTGACTCTGAATAAATTTGTAATATAAACCCATCTTCATTTGTTGTGGTTGATTCTTCCGCATAAATGTCTAACGCTGCTGATATTTCAGGAGTGTTATGGGAAAATATAGTATCTGTTGCAAAGTTTTTATATCCGGGAACTGTTAAATCATAAACAGGAATAACTCCATTAGGTTCTATTGACACTATTTTATGATTCAAATTAATTGAAGACCCCACACTTTTTGACGTAGAGTATTTTGATTTTTCAATACCATAAGCGTCGAGGAATGTTGACCAATCTTTGTAACCGGAATTTGTAATATCTCTTTGTAATTTCCTGTATGAAACATTCAACTTTAAAGATGTTTTTTTCAAAGATTTCTCAATTCTCGCCGTTTCAATGATATTGTCAAAAGGTATCGAAAAATATGCTGGATTTTTATTACCTTTACGTTTTCCACCCCAAGTCATTTTACCTTTACGTTTGGCAACTTCAGACATTTTTAATCTATACTCAGGATTAGACCATAATTTTTCATTATTCAATCTTGCATGATATGCTCTATGTTCTGAAATATCCATAATTAATAAATTTTCAGGAAGATTATTTTTCCCATTAAAATCAATATGGTGTACTTCTTCGTTGTCTTTTATTTCTACTTCATTATACCATTTTGCAATTAAACTATGTTCTGATACCCACCCATGGTGTCCTTCATCTTTATTGCAAGTGTAAACCCAATTATAGTTTTGGTTATTATAAAATGATTTACGATAAAACGGCATCATAGAATCCCCGTCTTTGAGGTTCATAACTCTCTCAAATGACCCATCTCTTTTCATTAATTGGTGTTCCCATGTTGTGATAATAAATGAACCATCGTCAAAAATAACTTTATATGTCATTTCATCTCGAGTGTAATGTGCATTTCGAGCCTTTGAGGGTACGACTTTTTTCAAATTGTGGTCATACGAATAAGTGATAAATTCGTAATCTCTGCCTTTGTCAGCAAGTTCTTTTATGGTTATAAAACCATCAGGAGTTGCTATTTTTGTGTCTCCGGCGATGCAATATTCCATACTTTCATAATCGTATTGTGCCGATAATCTTGACGGTTCATAATATATTGCCTGAGAATATAAATTATTCTCAACTTTTGCCCATTGATTGGTTAAATAAAAGGTTTGTTGCGCCTGTAACTTTTCTTTCTCGTATTCTTCTTTACTTTTGGTACGTAGTAATTCCTTTTTATCAAACTTAAAAGTTGGATAATCTTGGTTTAATTGAGAATTAGGCCCAAATGTTTGGGATAATCTCTGCCATACCGTCATATTATTTTGTTGTTCGCTCATGATTTAAATTTACTTATTTCCTCAGTAATATAAATAGTATTACCCGCCAAATAACCACCCGTATTTTTGATAGTCTTCTCTCGTTGACCCCTGATTCATTGGATGTTGTCTACCCATTTGAGGCACCATCGGGTTAAAGAATTCTGAGGAGTTTTTATTTTCAGTCACAGCTGTCGACCAAGAGTTTAACATTGCTCTTGTGTGATTAGTAACTTTTTCTAGTGATTGGAATGATTTCTCAGCAACATATATTGCCATAGCAATACTCATTATACAATCATCGTGATGCATTTTTTGGTGGTCAGGTCGTCCATTAATATAAACAAATGTGTTCATTTCATTATACAAACGACTCGAATAAATTCTAAACTTATGTCTCATCGCTTCTTCAAACGAGGCTATAATTTGAACCCTTTTTGAGTTAAAGTTAATTCCCGGGATTTTTTCATTTATTTTTGGGTCGTATTTCCATTTATTGGTCATATCAACACCATCAACATATAATCCACCTTGGTAATTCATTTCTTGGAGTTTTCTTGCGGTTGCAACTCCCATACCACCAGTTAAATCAACAACACAAAAGGCGCTATACATGGTTCCCCATTTATAAGCTATTTCTGCCAATACATCTGGTGGAATTTTTCCAACATATTCCAATACTTGTTCACGGGCGTCAAAATCAATTATTTCAATACTTGAGAAATCTTCGGAATCTCCTCGAGATACATCAACACCCATTACATATTTATGACCATTTTCCGGTTCTTTCCATATCCAAAGACCTCCACCCATCATTTTAGCCTGCGGGTCTTTAACTTGGTTTTTAGAAATATCTTGCATCATATCCGAATCAAATACATTATCTCCGGAACCTAAAAAGTTACATTCTAACTCTTGTGCAACTTTACGTCTATCATATTTTAATTTCTTAACCATCCCTTCAAACCATGATGAACATGGTTTATACCCTTGTTCTATATAGTTTGTCACTATTGAATGGTCTCTTTCAAATGGGTTAGGCGTTGATAGGTTAATTACAACCTCATCAAGATTATATTCTTCACGATTTAATAAGAAAT